TCTACTGCTATTAAGGCGCATTGTTTAGCTAATTGCTTATCCATACCAAACCTAATATCCGTATTATTAGGCTTCATTAAAAAATCAATACACAATTTATTAGCTTTTTCTTTTGGTGTCATTTTTTTTGTCTTGTTCTAATATCTTGTTGCTTTGATCTATTAAGCGAACCCATACTATTGATATAAGGGTTGCTGAGATTAAAGAACATATTATTGCTACTATCATTTCGTTTGGTTATACATATCCCTAACTTCAATTATAGCTAAAATTACTATAATTATTGCGAATGGTAAAAGTATCATTTTAATTGTTTTATAATATATACAAGATGCCCACCTATGTAAGCTACTGCAAACAAAGGTAAGCAAATTGTAAAGAAGTATAATATTTTTATTACTTTAGAGATACGGCTACTGAGGTTGTGCTACTCTTGGCAGGTGGGTAAACTTTGGTAACCTCGCCAGTAACTCCGTTAATAATATCAAGTCCTTGATGCGGTACTTTTTTAAGGAACTCTTCCATATCCTTTTTGGCTTTAGCTGCACTATTGTACTCGTTCAATATTTCCTCGTATGCAGGACTTTCGCATTTGCTATAATCGTACTTAACACCTACCTCGCGAATGTTAAACTTAGCACTCATATACTCAAAATCTTTACCATTAAGTACGGCTGCTTGTAATACGGCATCTTTGTAGTCCTTGTTTGCCTTTAGGGTTTCAAGCATATCCTCTAAGGCTTTAACCTGGAGATGTGTTTTTAACGGATCAAGTTCCCCTGCGTTTAAGCGTTCAATTAATTGATAGGTAAACTCAGTCCTTTGTTCTTTTGTTGTTTCGAAGATTTGTTGTAGTTCCATTGGTTTGTTTATTTGTAGTTTATATGGTTCTGTTCTATTAACTGATATTCTTGGTATACCAAAATACCCATCGTCATCAAAATAAAAACTCATATTGTTTCGGGTTTGTAATTCTCAATGTCAAAAAAGCCGATTTTTGACTTATGTTCTGGACTTCTCATTCTACGCTTAGTAGGTTCATAACCCTTCTCGTTGCAGTAAGTAAGTATCTCAAGGTAGGTCGCATCAATGTTATTCATCATTATACTAATCGGCTCACTTGCGTAATATTTGTCTATGTATTCTTTTGCGCTTTGTGTCATTGTGTTTAATTAAATAGTCAGTTAAAGCTGCCATTACAAAACCTGTCGCAATTAGCAGAAGGCAAATAGCGTAGATCATTTTGAGTAGATGTCTTGTAATTGACCAATAAGGTAACAAGCTACTAAAAATACGGCTAAAAGTTGTGCGGTTTCTTTTTTCATTGTGTTTGTGTTTTGATTAAATAATAACCAAATATACAAGTTTTACACAATCCACCAAATTTATTTTTGTAACATTGTTGCAATTATAGGAAGGCGTACCTGCCCGTGCCACGTTTAAGGCTGAAGTTCTGCCAAGCCAAAGCCAAGCCTACGACCGCGTCATCGTGAAAGCCTGAAGGTGCTGAGTACTTTACCCCGGTTGCCGTGTATTGATACTCAAATACTTCAAGTTCCTGGCTTATTATCCCCTCAGGGTAGCCAATCTTACATTGATGTATGGCAGCTTGTAAGCCTTCCATTAGCTGCTGCTTACTTGAACTTGTGAACTTTAAGCCCTGTATCATTACCCCTTCTCTTTGTAGGTCTTCGAGTATCGGGTCGCCAATCGACAAGGATAGGGCATTTAGGCAGCCTAAGTATAGTTTGCTTAGTATTGTGCCAATCCATTTGAAAGCGGTCAAAATAAGCCACATTCCCATCTTCGTCTAAGCCTACTATTACAGTCCAATCGACCGACTTGGCTAAGTCAATACCATAAGCTACTACCGGCATTGTTGTAACCGGGTGTAAGCACTTACGAATATGTTGGCTTCCGAAAGGGTTAGCTGCGTTCTCCGCAGGGTTTGCCATATACTCCTGCTCAAATACAACCTCTGGCAGTTGCTTCCGGGCATCGTCTATTTCGTTTGGATCAATGTATGGGTTATCGTATGTTGTAAACTTAAAGCTTTGCCAATCGGGTTCGGCTTTGCTAAACAAACTAAAAAAGTAATTCTTACCTTTAGGAGTGCTTAAGAATATAGCCTTACCCTTATAGTCCGTTAAGGTAGGTCTTATTGAGTTAAGCCACCCGTCTTCTAAGTTAGGTATAAAGGAAGCCTCGTCTACTATTACCAGGTTAAACTTGCGACCTCTAAGGTTGTCTAAGCGCTCCCCCGTAAAGAACTCTACTTTGCCACCATTAGGGAAGCTAATATTTAAGTCCGATTTGTTATTAGGGAACGGAAGGCTATTGCATAACTTCTCAAAGAATACCTTTGCCAATTTATAGGTAGGGGTTATGTAAGCAACCTGACCGCCTTTGATTGCGGTTGTAATACCTTTGATCTGGCTTAACTCCGATTTGCCAAACCTTCGCCCACACATTACAACTATGTATCTGGCTTCGCACTCAAGTATCTTCTTTTGGTTTATATGTCCGTTAGGTAGTTCTATCCGCATTAAAGAATTGTCTTGCCGTCTACAAATACTATCTCAATCCTGTTATCTGTTTGTATATCCATTTGTTCTTTAGGCTTACCATAAACACGGGTAAGCAAAGTTTCTAAACTATAAAGGCTGCCCTTCTCTAAGCTTTTACGCATAGCTGCTGCAATCGTCTTTTCAAGTATTGTTGCCTTCGGGTTATCCCATACTGTTTTAAGTTCATCTAAGTCCATTGACATCATAGCTTGTATGGTATCGTTTATCTCAGCAAGTTTATAGCCTTGCTCTTTAAGTAGGCTTACATATTTCCTGGGTCTGCCGTTTGGGTTTCCTGATTGTCCTGGTTTGAAAGGTATTAAATGTTCTTTGCTCATTCTGTTACGCTTCTGTTTTAACATAAGGTTGACCATTCCTTTTAACTTCTAATGTTGGGTCAAGTTTAATCATTCTGTCCACAATAACCTGGCAATACTTTGGATCAAGTTCCATTCCATAACACTTCCTTTTTAATTGATGTGAAGCAACCATTGTTGAACCTGAACCTGTAAATAATTCAAATATTAGATTTCCTGTTTTACTGCTGTTTTTTAATGCAATTTCAATTAATGCTATAGGTTTTGTTGTTGGATGCAATTCGCTTTTAGTAGGTCTGTCAATATCCCACACATCTGATTGCTTTCTATCAATTAAAGGACATAATCTTGGTGCGCCATCTAACCATCCGTACCAAATTGGTTCATATTTAGTGTGATAATCTTTTCTGCTCATAACTAAATGTGATTTATTCCAAATAATAGTGCTACTCCAGTGATAATCATTTTCATGCAATGCTAACATTAGATTACCCCATTCTTGTGCTGACATAACAACATAAGTTGGACATCCCTTTTTTGAGTGCATTGCCATCATTGCGAAAGCAGAACCCATAAAGTCTTTAAAATCTGAAGTAGACATTGAGTCATTTAAAATTGTTCGAGGTTTATAACCCATTGGGTTTCCTTCTTTTACTGCTCCATAATTTACATTCCAAGGAGGGTCTGTAAATACCATATCTGCCTTTTGACCATTCATTAGCTTTGCCACTTGGTCGCTATCCGTGCTATCGCCACAAAGCAATCTGTGTTCTCCTATCTCAAATAAATCTCCTAATACTATGTCGGTTTCTATTCCCCCGTCTGGAACTGCAAACTCATCTTCCTGAGCTTCTATAACTTCGGCATCAAAGCCTGGTATATCTAAACCCCAATCTATTAGCTGCTCACTATCCCAATTATTTGCTAAATCGTTCCAATCCCATTCGCCATAGCCTACGTTGTCTTTAACTATAAACTCCTTTTGTTGCTGCTCGGTTAATTCACTTGCTTTAATGACAGGTATCTCTTTAAGTCCTGCTTCCTTGCAAGCCTTAAGTCGCATATTGCCACCAAGCACAACCATATCGTCATTAACAACAATAGGTCTAAGGTTTAGCATCTGGGGGAACTCGTTAATTGACTTTACAAGCTTTGCAAACTTATCGTCTTTAATTATTCTGGGGTTGTTTGGGTTTGCTTTTACTGTGTTGATTGGTACGTTTTGTATCATAGTATTCCGTTAATTATATCGTTTGCTTCGTCTATTGCGTCTTCTTGATCTAAGTAAGTGTCTACGTCTGCTATATGTTTGTTAATCAAAGTTTCTGCCATTGAGTAGGTGTATCTGCCTATTGTAGTCATATTGTCTCCATTCATACCCGTCTTACATACCGCTAAGAAGTATGCTTTATGGGTTAATATGTACCAAATGGCTTTTAACTTTCTCATCTGCCTTGACCTCTGTATGCTTTTTCTCTGGGCGTGTGCTTGTTAAAGGACTTCTTTGCAGAGCCTCGTTTCCTTTTCCCAAAGCTAATTTTGTTTTTATTCTCGTTACCTTTTGCCATAATTCTTTGCGTGTATATCTTTTAAAAACTCTTTATATTGTTTCTTGTCTCCGTACTTAATATGGCATTCTCTACAACAACACATTAGGTTTTCTATTACATCTGCCTTTTTAGTTCCCCCCATTCCCCTCGCTTCTATGTGATGTATGTCAGTTCCTACACCACCACAAACCTCACAAGGAACAAACGATGTAGCGTCATAGCCCATTCCTTGTAAGTAGATTTGCGTGTGTTTCTGCATAGTTTCCCCATTAAATTTTCCGTTGATTAATAATTAAAAATTTAACTATGCAAATTATTTTTAATGCCGTGTTACTGGCATAGTTTACTATAAATATACTTTCGGTCTAAATTTATCTCGTCAAAGTTATACTTCTTTTCGCAGAACTCAAACAACTTCTGTCCGCTTTCCTTTCGCATATCCGCATCACTTACTAAATCTTTGATGTGTTTGTACCAATCCTTCTGACTTTTAACGTAATGTACGGGCATATCTAAATAAGGATTAACGTAGCTAACTATGGCAGGGTTCTTTTTAGCAGCCGTTTCTAATACTTTAAGGTTGGACTTCATAGCGTTGAACTTGTTATCTACCAATGGTATAACTGAAATATCCGAGTCCGTATATGCTCCCATATATTCCGTTACTCTTGCATAGTTATAGATCGTAGGGTTTAGCTTCAAACCGCAAGTGAAGGCATCAATCATTTTATCCCATATAGGTTTCTCCGCATCGTTGTAACCTGCTATTACAGTTCTTATATTCATACCTTGTAACCTTTTAAACGGCTGCCTAAGTATCTCTAAATCTCGTTCGTGCGTTCCGCTACCTGACCAAAACAACCTGACCTTGTAATCTTCGGTCTTGTTATCCTGGAATTGTTCTTGCCCATAAGGTAAAGCGTTTGGTAATATGT